ATTGATCTGTGTTATGAGGATCGGTTGACGCTAAAGAAATTCCCTGTGTTTTTAAAAAACCATTACTATCATGAGAGCTTATAGGATTATAAAATTTAGATACAGGACTCTTTTCTTTTGTAAGACCCGATCCAAAAATATTTTTTTCTAGATTATATTGAATTTTATAATCTGTTGGTAATTGTAAAGAATATCCTGAAGTTAACGTCTCTAAAAAAGGTATGCATCCTTTAATATTTCTTGTAAGTTTAATGTTTTTTTTCTTAGAATTTTCAAGTTTTTTATACCATTCCGGTATATTTAGTTTTATTGGTTTTGGAAAATCTTCTTTTAAAGAATAATATTTTTCGTGTGTTGTAAATTCAATTGTTTGCACAAATAAGTTATACTATTTTATAGAATAAAATTAATTACTTTCGTTAAATATATTTAGACACCCTACCCAAGTAATACTTCTTTGATTACACATGTCATAGAGTGAGAAAGTATTAGGGAATTCAAAATTATTTTCTTCATGAGAATTTCTTAATTGCTCTAAACAACTTAAATGAGCAGCTTCTGGTTTTCTAGTTCTTAGTTCTATTGTATAATTAAGATATCTTTCAAAATTTTCTTTAGTATTCCATTCAACTGGAACCTCAATCATAAGAACATTATTATTCTCATCATATTGAGATGTGTGAGTTTCATTAACAATTTGATTATATTGTTCAGTTGTTATTTCTAATACATTAAATTGTTCTAATCGTAATCCCGCTGGAACTGCAGCATCATTTTCTGCAACTCTGTAAAGTGAATTTTGATTTGGTCTATTTATAAAAAAAAATGCTTTTGCCATAGTTTATGCCTCAAATATATATAGTGCGCCGGATTTTCCAGAGTTTCCTGGACCTGGTGATGTTCTTCCCAGTCCTCTTGTACCTTGATTAAAATGGTAACCATTTTCATTACTGCCACCCATAGTGTTTGTCATATCTAATGTTGAACCTGGTGCACTTCCGGCATTTCCACTATTTCCGGGATTTCCACCTCCAGGATTTCCACCTGTACCACCGTTTGCAGTAAAGTTTGAAAAGTTAGTAGCTCCTCCAGCATTACCAGCACCACCACTTCCTGATCCAGCACCACCTACTGAATAAGGAGCAGAAAAAGGTTGAGTTATAGCAACTTTATAAGAACCAAAACCCCCGTTGCCTCCGCTACCACCAGTTCCACAATTAGTCCCAGCACCAGCAGCTCCGCCGCCACCAGACATATAAGCAAGTAAACTTGTTCCTCCACCTGGAGAAGGAGAGGTATAAGTTCCTGATCCCGAAGTTGCAAAAAAAGTTGGAGCAGTAACTCCACCTCCAGATGCACCGGCTGAGGCAGCCGTTAATCTTCCTTGTCCGTCAACTGTAATTGATGCAAGTGTATAAGAACCTGCAGTTACCGCTGTGTCTGCTAATTTAGCTGCTGTTACTGCATCATCAGCAATAGTTGCTGTTGTTACATTAGCAGGTGTAATTTTTGCTGTAGTTACAGCATTAGCTGCAAGTGAAGCTGTTGTTACATTAGCAGGTGTAATTTTTGCTGTAGTTACAGCATTAGCTGCGAGTTGTGCAGTTGAAACTGTTCCTGTAATAGAAGCAAATCCAATTGTTCCACCTAAAGTATCTAAAGATATTTCAACAATATTAGTTCCATCAGAATATGCTGCATAAATTTTTTGTGCATCAGGAGTAAATCCAGATCCACTAACAGTTTTAATAGTTAAGTTAGTTGGATTAACTATTGCACTACAATCAAATATGTAAAATTTTTCAATACTATCTGGAATAGTTACAATAGAAGAACCTGATAAAGTTCCTGTAAATTTTATTACCATATTTCTTGCATTAGAAATAGCTTTATTTGTCATTACTAAATTAACTGTACCACCACTTGTTAAAGCGACAGCTTCATAACCAGCAATAGCTTGTTGAATTAAATTTAAGTTATTATTAGTATCAGAACCCCAAGTACCAGAAGCTTCACCAGTTCCTATTAGTTCTAATTTTAAATCTGAAGAATAAGTTGACATAATTTGTTATATTTTATAAATTTATATTTGTAAATAATATATATTTGTATTCATTTGTACACTAAATATTAGTCCAAGTTTCAGTATTATCATCGACTATTGGATCCCAAAATCTTAAATTTACTGGTGTAACGGTCATTTCTTGACCTGTTTGAATAATAAAGTTACTAGTACTAGGTATAATATCATCTAAAGTTATAGTCATTTCTTGACCAGTCATTTCTTGAAAATGAGCAGCACTAATTGTGATAGAGCTTACATTAGCATTAGCACTGCTTCCAGTAATAGGAAGTATTTGATCTGTTGTAATTATAAAGTTACCAGATGAAGTATTTAAAACTTGACCAGTTATTGTAGTTGAACTCGCTGATCCAGTAACTGTATTACTTATACTTGTATTTATTGTAAATTCAGGGACTACTACCGTTATAGCACCACCTGCTGCTATTGTGTAAGTTCCTATACTTGTAGTAATTTGTTGACCTGTAGTAGAAAGAAAGTTATTAGATGAGATAATAAAATCACCTGAAGAAGCTACTGCACCTTCACCTGTAACTGATATTGCAGCATTACCTATAATATTTGCAACATTAGATACAGAAGTAGTTACTGATTGACCATCTTCAATAAATATATTTCCATCTCCAGTAACAACTTCTCCTAATGCTGTACCCCAAGCTCCACTACTCCATTCTTCTCTTCCCCAACCATTACCAAAATTAAGTTCTAGTTCTAATTGTGAAAGTCCAGTAATAGGAACTTCTCTACCTTCTCCAGTAGATACACTGTTAATTGATGATGTAACTTCTTGACCAGTAATAAATAAATCAGTGACAGCAATTCCTACAACGATGTTACTAACACCACTATTTATAACTTGTCCTGAAATTGTTGTTAAAGAAGGCGCAGCAGCAAATACATTACCAACAGATGTTGATGATGATATTCCTGTAATGACAGCTAGTGCATCAGGTGATGTACCCCATGCACCTGTGTTCCATCCATCTCTACCCCAACCAACAGTAGCACTCATAAGGAGTTTCTCCTTATGCTATTCTGATTAAGCCAGCAGATGCGTTAGCAGTTGGAAACTGTAATTCAAAAGTTCCATTTGTAGAAGTTTTAACTCCTCCAAAATCTAAAACTGCAATCGCAGCATTAGCACTAGAATTATTGTACAGTAAAGCAGCTTGAGCAGATATAGTTGCATTTGGAAATGTAACATTGTCCGCATCAAAAATTGCAGTAGTTCCATCTACAGAGATAGCTACATTAGTTAGTGTATTTCCACCAGCAGTGTAGTTACCACCAGTTACTTCTTCTGTTGTTATATAAACAGATGTGTTTGCTGCCAGTGATGCCGCATTAGTATATAGTGCACATTTAAGAGTTTGAGCAGCAAGGTTTCCACCAGGCGACATCAAGTCTTGTTTAAATACTGTGCATATCGCTTGTATTATTGCCATATTATTGTCCTCCAGTTAATGTGTTTGTACCAACAGGGCTACCTGGAAACTTATAGTCCGTTCTTCTTCTTCTACGGGCTTCATTGTTAACAGTAGCAACTCTTGTATTATACAAATTTGTGTATATAGTATAATCTTCTATGTTCTTTGTAAAGAGATTTGCTTGAGCTAAACAGCCAAATAATAAAACATCTGAAATATTTTCAGTGTACCAGTTGGTAGTATTAGTATTAGATAAAGGATTAATTTTTCCTTGATATCCTAGTTTTAAAGTATAAGCTTGATCTGGAGTAGGAGCTAAATATACTCGATCATCATCAAAATTAGAAAAATATTTAGGTTGACCTTGAAGAGAAGAATCAGGCCAATATTCTTGACAAAAAGCTAAAGTTTTTAATTCTAAATAACTTACATTAGAGCCTACAGTAAGGGTTAAATAATTAAATAACATAGGCTCAATAGAAGTAGGAAGATTTACAAATCTATCTCCTGTTATTGATGTTGTAGTTACATTTTCATTAAATCCAATAGGGTCTATATCTCTTGATAAAGAATCAAAAGTATTATCTATAAAGGTATCTAATTGACTAGTAAAATCTGTACCTGTATTTTCAGCCCATGTTTGTATATCAGTCTTTAGACTGCTGTATGTCATTGCCATCTTTAATTACCTCATCAACTTTAAATTTAGTCCAAACGTGTCCTGCAAATGGATAAGTTCCATAGTGCGTTAAAGGACTTTGAAGATCAGCATGTATTTTACCACCTATTTTTTGCCATAATCTACAAAAAGCATAATCCTCTGATAGATATCTATTACTTTTTTCATCAATAATACAGTCAAAAAATGCATAACAATTGTCACTACCATATCTTTTTCCATTAACTATTTGATCGCTAGTATATTTAAGATTAGAATAAGCTTCTTTCATCTGATAAAAAACTTCTTTTTTAATACACATAAAGCCAGTTGCAGCATCCATTACTTCAGTAAAACCACCAGTTAATTCAATTTTATTAGGATCTGCAAAATTTAAATTATAACCTAAAGCTCTTTGTTCTAAATTTTTATCACTTGTTTTAATTAATTCAGGAACTTTATCCCATTCAATAGCTTTTCTAGGATATATTCCACAAGCTATATCATAACCTGATTCTAAAACACGTCTTACAGCTTCTCCTCTAAATCCTATATCTGCATCAATAAACATTAAATGAGTAAGACTATCATCTTCTTTATCCATATCTAAAAACTGACTGACCAAAGTATTTCTAGCTCTTGTAATTAAACTTTCATTACCTATAGTATTTAATTGAACTTGAAAATTATTTTGAGCAGCTACTCTCGTTAAATCCATTATTCCATGTAGATAAGCTTCTGTTAATTGACCACCATAACAAGGTGTTCCAATCATTACTTTCAATTTTTTATTTTTTATCATGTTACAACAGTAACACTTCCTAATCCTATCTGTAACAAATTTGTGTTGTTAGTATACCAAGAAGTTGGAATAGTTGCAACTCCAACATAAACAGATTGACCTGATGTATTTTCAAATCCGGGTAAAACAGTTACTTGATTAGGAACACCACCTGTTTGAGATCCTGGTAATCCTCCACCAGTTCTTGCAGCCTCTGTTGCACTTATACTCGCTTGAGGTCTAGCATTTTGTAAAGTTTGTGCATCGGTAAAATAAGTTAAATCTAATTGAGGTTGTTTAGGTTCCCACTCTGAAGTATGAACAAACATACCAGTCCATTCAAATACCATTTCTTGATAAGGAAAAGACATACCTGATCTATCAGAAATTGCTAAAGCGTGTCTACCACCTGCAAATTTTGCTGAAGGTGCTCTATGAGGTCTAGTACTTGCTGGAACCCTAGCCATTATGAATAAAAGCTGTTGCCTGTTGCTGGTATAATTCTAGTTGAAGGAGTATCATCACCTGCAATTAATCTCTGATAAGCTTCTTCATAATC